ATTTTGCTAATTCCTATTGACAACTATGTGCCCATGTGCTATACTCAATAATGTCAAGAGGACATAGCTAAACAATATGCTGGCGTGGCACAATTGGTAGCGCAGGTGATTTGTAATCATCAGGTTGCGGGTTCAAGTCCTGTCGCCAGCTCCATGATCTTTGAAAATTCAATATTTGAATCATGCTTATGATTAACTCGGTGAATAAAGTGTGTCAGCACTCCGAGACGCACAGTAGTTCCCGCTGGATTTACGAGGGATACCTTTTATTGTCCAGGCGGCAGTAATGCAGCGATGTATTGCTGGAAGGCGGAAACCGCCAACGAAAATGTGTGTTGCCAAGAGTTATCGCTACAAAAAGCACGGAACTTTCGGGCGCAGCAATAGACGCTCCTGTGGAGAATAATCCTCAAGGATGCTGGTGTGGCAACCAGTACAACCGGAGGAAATGCCAACAATGCGCTCCTGTCTTGATGTCGAAGAAACTCGACTATAACGAAAGTCGCCGGTTAAAGTAGCCGTAGGACAGTTTTGGTGTTTGATCTTTAATACGATATGATGAAAAAGAAATTGTATGAAACTATCAAATTTTCTGAACGAACGGTGAAATTTGCGGGTAAACAATCCCGCGCAGGAATTGGCCTAATACAGTTCGCTGTGTAAGGCTGGGGTAAGAAGTTAAAGGTCGCTCCTTGAAGCTCAGACTTATCTCCCTGGTGGCTGAACATTGTGAGAAGGTAATGGAGGTAGAGCGAAGGCTCAATGATAGGTATGATTCAAGTATTGAATTTTCTTTCTAAGGAATTAGCAAAATAATTTTTACGGGGTGTGTTTTATGCAGTTCAAAATTGCAACAAAGGATCTTAGCAAGTTTTCGGCAATGAATATCGTTTGCGATGGCGATGCAGTAACTCTTAGTTTCGATGATAGTTCGACGAGTGAGCATATTGTTGAGACCGTTTGTAAAGCGCCGCTTGCGATGCCTTTGAAAGATTTGAACCATCTTTCTTGGGACGAAATCAATCAGATCGGATTGTCTGGTAAGGCGCGTGATGTGTTTGCACTTGGCGCACAGAAGAAAGACCACATGAAGAATGGGTTCGTTGCTGTATGGCAGATCATTGGATTTAATCACGATGATCTTGCTGATGGGACTGGCAAAGCACCTCTTTCTTGGGATATGGTTAGAGTTTATAACGAGGACTGGTCGTGGAACGACGAAAGTACGAATCGTGGCGGATATGAAGCTTCTGTTGTAAGACGCAGGCTGGATACGGAGTTCTTCTCTCTTTGTTCGGATGAATTGCAGGCAATTATTAAGCCGGTTATTAAACTTACAAGTGCCGGCGATTGCAGCAAGGAAATTATTAAGAGCATTTGTAAGGTTTGGCTCAAGAGTGAGAAAGAACTGTACGGTCGCTGTTTTTATTCGATGCCTGGCGAGGGACATTGGTACGAATACTATCAGCAGGAGGATGTTCCTTACTATAAGGAAGATGATGACGGGAATCGTCGCTGTAATCTGTTGCGTTCTCCGTACTACTACTACAGCA